TGGCTAGGTGGTGCGCCTACAGCGGGTAATGCTAGTGGTATTGATAGCTATCGTTATTTGATTATCAAGACTGGTAGTGCAACCTTTACAGTCTTGGCAAGCAACACACAATTTAAGGCTTAACACTATGCCATTACAAGCAACAAGTGGTGCGGCTTCTTATGATGCCTTTGGTGGTGGTGTTCCTGTTGTGCCTAACTACATTGAGGAAGTGTTCAGTAGCTACCTATGGACAGGAAACAGCACAACTGGTGGCACTCAAACAATTACAAACAATATTGATTTATCTACAAAAGGTGGAATGGTTTGGGTTAAAGGTAGAAGTGCGGCTTCAAATCATATATTGACAGATACTTCTCGTGGCGTTGGTTCAAGCTCTACTGACAATAATGCTTTGTCAAGTAATTTAACAACCGAAGAAGACTTAGGGTTCATTGATTACGATTATTTGTCAGCTTTTAATACTACTGGTTTTACTGTAAAGCAAGGTGGGACAACAACAGCGACAAGAGGAACAAACTATAACGCTGTAACCTACGCCTCGTGGACATTCCGAAAGCAACCAAAGTTCTTTGATATTGTGACTTATACGGGAAATGGGACAACGCAAAACATAGCCCACAATCTTGGTGTGTCTCCTGCTGTGGTTATTATTAAGAAGCGTTCCGCAACTAGTAACTGGACTGTGTGGCATAGAAGTTTGACCAGTGGGAATTACATCCTTTTGAATACAACAGCGGCACAAACTACCAGCTCTGCGGTGACGATGTTTGGAGACAACACCACAACAGTTGACCCTACTTCAACGCAATTTACAGTTGGGCAATCTACACAAGTAAACGAGAATGCATCAAGTCACGTAGCCTACCTATTCGCCCATGACGCAGGAGGCTTTGGACTGACTGGTACAGACAATGTGATTTCGTGTGGGTCTTATACGGGCAATGGAACTGCAACTGGGCCTGATGTGAACTTAGGGTATGAGCCACAGTTCTTGCTTGTTAAGAATGCATCTGCCGTTGGTAGCTGGTTTATGTGGGATTCCATGCGTGGAATTACAGCAGATGGTTCAGTACAAAACTTAACTGCAAATGCTTCAACTGCAGAAACTAATAGCACTTCTGCGATGTCAATTAACGCTACTGGATTTAGCCCAAGGTCGATTGTATTTAGCGGCTCTGGCTCAACTTACATCTACATAGCCATTCGTAGAGGCCCAATGAAAGTGCCTACTACTGGCACAAGTGTTTTTAGTCCTGTAGCACGAGCAGGTACAGGAGCTACTGCTTCCATAACAAGTGCTGGATTTTCGCCTGATTTAGTGGCAATAAAATCTCGCGATGCGGCTTATTCAAATGCATGGACAGATAGGCTTCGTGGAAACGGTCTGATTTTGTTTACAGATGCTACTGTAATTGACCAAAATTATGGGTCAACGTCAGTAAATTTAACAAGCAATATGGGTGTAAGTTTAAGTTCAGAAACTTTGGTAAATCAAAGCGGAACAAATTACATCAATTACTTATTTAGACGTGCCCCCAGCTTCTTTGATGAGGTTTGCTATACAGGGACTGGTGTTGCAAGGACTATTAGCCACAACTTAGGCGTTGCGCCTGAGTTAATTATTGTTAAAGCTAGAAACGATAGTACGAATTGGGGTGTGTATTCAAAACCAACAACTGCTCTTCGATACCTATTTTTGCAGTCAAACGCTGCGCTTCAGCCAGATACACCTTTGTCAATTTGGAATGATACAGAACCAACGGCATCTGTTTTTAGTTTAGCCGGAAGTTCAGCAACTGATTACACAACTGTTAACGATGGCGCTGGCATCAACTACGTCGCCTACCTCTTTGCAACTTGCCCAGCCGTTTCAAAAGTAGGTTCATACACAGGAACAGGAACAACTAAGCAGATTGATTGTGGTTTTACAAGTGGCGCTAGGTTTGTGCTTATCAAACGCACAAATTCAACTGGCGACTGGTATGTATGGGACTCTGCCCGTGGCATCGTTAGCGGTAACGACCCGTATCTGATCTTGAACGACAATCCCGCAGAAGTCACCAACACTGACTATGTAGACACCTACTCTGCTGGTTTTGAAATCAGTAGCACAGCACCTGCGGCGATCAACGCCAACGGTGGTAGTTTTATTTTCTTTGCCGTGGCCTAGACATAAGGAAGCATCATGGAAATCAGAATCAGACAATCAGGCGCAGTAGTCACCGATGGTGAGTTCCGTGCCATGTTCCCTAACACGGGATTCCCTGTCCAACTGACAGAACAGATCATCAACGACTTTGGTGGTGATGTGGTCTTTGAAGGCCCACAAGCTCAACCAACACGCTATCAGGTTGGATTCCGTGATGGCGTAGAGCAAATCAATGGCAAGTGGTTCACCAAGTATTCCGTGTCCGACATGGACGATGAAGCTAAAGCGGCTTTAGATGCACAACAGGCTAAGTCTGTGCGTAATGACCGCACCAATCGCTTATCTGAGTCTGATTGGACGCAACTTGCTGATGCGCCTGTTGATAAAACAGCTTGGGCTACTTATCGTCAAGCCTTGCGTGATGTGACGACTCAAGAGGGTTTCCCTTGGTCTGTTTCTTGGCCTGTTAAGCCTTAAACGGAAGAAAAATGACCCCTGAACTACAAAAGTATTACGAAGATCGTTTTTCCATGATGGCGACTCAAGGATGGAAAGATTTACTTGAGGATATTGACAACATGGTAAACGCTTTGAATAATATATCCGTAGTTCAGGATGAGAAAGACCTCATGTACAAGAAAGGCGAATTGTCTATCTTGACTTGGCTGAAAACCTTGAAAGAGGTCAGCGAACGGGCTTATGAGGAACTGAATGAAAAGAATGTATGAATTTGTGTGTGGTGAATGCCACCATGTCACTGAGAAACTGACTGGTTATGAGACAGTCGATGTCCAGTGTAATGCCTGCGGTAACTCCGCAGTACGCAAACTAAGTGCTCCAGCAATCAAGTTGGAAGGATGGTCTGGGAGTTTCCCAGGTGCGGCTAACAAGTTTGACCGCATACATCGTGAAAAGTTGGCTGCGGAGCAAAAAGCGAACTCATAAACAAGGTGTTGTCGAGTTCATATCTCCTAGAACCGTAACGGCAGGAAAAGGAAAAAACCATGCTAGTTGACAATGAAGACGAGAAGTTGGGTGAGGAAATCAAGATTGAAGAACAGACCCTAGAAAAGTCTGTTGAGCCAGCAACTTCAGAGATTCCCGAGAAATATCGGGGTAAGTCCCTAGAAGACATCGTAAGGATGCACCAAGAGGCTGAAAAGTTGATTGGTAAGCAGGCTCAAGAGGTTGGCGAAGTTCGCAAACTTGCTGATGAACTCATCAAACAGAACCTCGGTGTCAAGCAACAAATGGTTAAAGAGGAAGAGCCTGAAGTAGATTTCTTTGAGAATCCTCAGAAGGCTGTTCAGAAGACTGTTGAGAAGCATCCTGATGTATTGGCGGCCCGTCAAGCGGCTTCCGAGTTCAGGAAGATGCAGACTCAGCAAAGGTTGTCACAAGTTCACCCAGACATGGGCGAGATTGTGAAAGACCAAGGCTTTGCAGATTGGGTTAAAGGCTCTTCAGTGCGCCTAGCCTTGTTTGCCAGAGCTAATGCTGAGTATGACTTTGAGGCGGCTAATGAACTGCTTTCCACCTATAAGCAGCTTCGTGGCGTAAAGGCAAAGCAGACTGAGAATGCTGGAGAGCAGCTCAGAAAGCAGAACCTAAAGGCTGTTGGAGTTGACAGTGGTGGTACTGGAGAGTCTACAAAGCGAGTTTACCGACGGGCCGACCTTATTCGGCTGAAGATGACTGACCCTGGAAGGTATGAGGCACTCTCAGATGAGATCATGCAGGCTTACCAAGAGGGTCGTGTGAAGTAACTTTTTTTGGAGATTGAATCATGGCAACAGCTTTTTCCCCAGCAAACAGTGTAACGACCACTACCGCAGCAACTTTCATTCCTGAGATTTGGAGTGATGAGATTGTTGCCGCCTATAAGAAGAACCTTGTGATGGCGAACCTCGTCAAGCGCATGAACTTCAAAGGCAAGAAAGGCGACACCGTTCATGTCCCCGCTCCCACCCGTGGTAGCGCCAACGCCAAGACTGCCACCAATGCAGTGACCTTGATCGTTGCGACTGAAACCGAAGTGCAAGTTTCCATCAACAAGCACTACGAATACAGCCGTTTGATCGAAGACATCGTTGAAGTGCAAGCCCTGACCAGCCTGCGTTCTTTCTACACGGAAGACGCTGGTTACGCCCTGGCAAAGCAGATCGACGCTGACTTGGTGCAATTGGGTCGTGCTTTCAACGGTGCTACCGTTGGCACTGATGACTACGCCACCAGCAACTCGTCCACCAAAGCCTATATTGGCTCTGATGGCACGACTGCTTACAACTCGACCACTTCCAATGCCGCCGCCCTGACTGATGCTGCCATTCGCCGCACCATTCAGCGTCTGGACGACAACGATGTGCCGATGGATGGTCGTTTCTTCATCATCCCCCCGTCGAGCCGCAACACCCTGATGGGCTTGGCTCGCTACACCGAGCAGGCTTTTGTGGGTGACGGCAACGCCATCCGTAATGGTGAGATCGGCAACCTGTACGGCATCCCCGTGTTTGTGACCAGCAATGCCGACTTTGGCGCTGGTAACAGCGGTGCTGACCGTATCTGCTTGATGGGCCATCGTGATTCGATGGTTCTGGTTGAGCAGATGGGTGTTCGTACCCAGACCCAGTACAAGCAAGAATACCTTGCTAACTTGCTGACCGCTGATACTCTGTACGGCGTGAAAGCAATGCGTACTGCGGCTACAACTGGTGCGGCTCTGTCTTCCAGCGCCTTCGCTCTGGCTGTTCCTGCCTAATTGCAGTTGCCATCCCCTTCCCTGACGGGCGGGGGGTGGTCTTTTTTTAATCTGTAATTGGAGGAATGAAAAATGGCAAACGCAACTTCCGTTGTTGTCCGTCAAGGTAACGACCAATTTCGGGGCTTGTTCTCTGATACTTGGTTAGTTCGTGCGACCCTAAACGCTGATAGTCTTGCCGATGGCGCTGGTGACACCGATACGGTGGCAGTTCCTGGCGTGGCTCTTGGTGATATGGTAATTGGCGCCTCTTTGGGCGTTGATCTTGTTGGTTTGACTGTGACTGGCTATGTGTCAGCAGCCAATACTGTCAGCATCCGTTTCCAGAACGAATCTGGTGGCACTGTTGACTTGGCTTCTAGCACACTTCGACTTGTCATCGTTCGACCGCTGGCGGTGTAAACAATAGGGGGGCTAATAACCCCCCTTCTCTTATCAGAGGCTTTCATGGCAACATTTCGCTGCAAGAGAAGCGGTCAGACCGTAACTTTTACACTTCAGCATGACATTGATAGCATGAGAGGTCATCCTGACTATGTGCTGGTAGATGAAGAGACTAATGAGGAAAAACCCTTAGTCAATCATGATGCTGTTAGGACTGACACTGCTTTCAGTGCGCCTGTGCCTCCAAGGAAGAAACTTGGTCGTCCACGCAAAGAGGTAGCAAATGTCGGAGATTGATGCTCGTGAGTTTGGTCAACTGGAGGCTGAAGTTCGTCAGCTTCAGAAAGATGTGACTGAACTCCGTGATGATGTAAAGAAACTGCTTGCACTTGCCAATAAGAGCAAGGGTGGGCTATGGATGGGAATGGCAATGGCCTCCTTTATTGGGGGGTTAGTCACTTTTGTAACTGGAAGATTCATAAAGGGGTAAATCATGCCGATGGTTGACGGAAAGAAGTATCCTTACACGAAAAAAGGTAAGCAAGAGGCGGCTAGTGCCAAGATCAGCAAACTGCGTAAAGAGGGAATGCCTCAGAAACAGGCGGTTGCTGTTGGTTTGAGCATGGCTGGACTGTCCAAGCCCAAGAAAAAGGCTAAAAAGTGAAGAAATCAACGGTTAACGCCGCTGGTAACTACACCAAGCCGACCATGAGAAAGCGCCTTTTTGAGCAAATTAAGGCGGGTTCTAAGGGTGGCGACCCTGGCGAGTGGTCTGCTCGTAAGGCGCAGATGTTGGCTAGGGAATACAAGAAGGCTGGCGGGGGATACAAGTGAAAAAGCCCCAACAAAGCCTGAAAAACTGGAGTGAGCAGAACTGGCGCACTTCGGATGGTTCGCCTTCTAAGGGCAAAAAACGCTATTTGCCTGATGCAGCATGGAAAGCGCTGTCTGCTGGTGAGAAAGCGGCTACAAACAGGGCAAAAGCGGCTGGAAACAAGCAGGGCAAGCAGTTTGTCAAGCAACCAGCCTCCATTGCCAAGAAAACAGCCAAATACCGCTAGAAAGGCGTTTTATGAAGACTCCTGCATGGCAAAGAAAAGAGGGGAAATCTGCTAGTGGGGGGTTGAATGCCAAGGGCAGAGCCTCTTATAATGCGTCAACAGGGGGCAATTTGAAGCCTCCAGTTAAAAGCGGCGACAACCCTCGACGGGCCTCCTTCTTGGCAAGAATGGGCAATATGCCTGGGCCTGAATACAAAGATGGGGAGCCGACAAGACTACTCCTATCCCTCAGAGCCTGGGGTGCAAGCTCAAAAGCAGATGCCAAGGCGAAAGCCAAGGCAATTTCTGCCAGAAACAAGGCAAAGAGGTGATCAATGGCTCTGCCGACATATCTTGAGATCGTAAACGATGTCCTCGCTCGTATGCGTGAGACTACTGTTACGACTGTCGATCAAACAACCACATCAGCACTGGTTGGCAAGTTTGTTAACGATGCAAAGCGGCAAGTCAATGATGCTTTTGACTGGTCTGCATTGAATACTTCTGTCAATGTCACCTTGGTTTCTGGACAAACCAACAATTACACCCTGACTGGCTCAACAGCCAAATTCAAGATTGTTGACATTATCAATACAACGAAGTTTTACCAAGTCGGACTGGTTTCGGCTGCTAGGTATGACACGATGTATTACTCAACAGCCACCCCTCCGAGCACCCTTGTGAACTATGTTGCACTAGATGGATTGGACTCTAACGGCGATCAAAAGATCAAGTTTTATCCTGCTCCTAGTTCTGCCGACAATGTCCGTTTCTCAATCATTGTCCCTGAAGTAGATTTCAGTGCTGACACGGACACAACCAAGATGCCTAAAGATGCAATCATTTTTGGTGCTTTGGCTCGTGCTTTGGTTGAGCGTGGAGAAGACGGTGGATTAAGTTCTTCTGAGGCTTTTGGCCTGTATCGTGCAGCATTGGCTGATGCGATTGCCATTGAGAACTCTCGTGACCCGAGCAAATACGCATTTGAGGCTATTTAATGGCTCAGAGACTGCAAACCTACTCAATCACAGCCCCAGGCTTCTTTGGGCTGAATACGCAAGACTCATCTCTTGATCTTGCTTCTGGGTTTGCTTTAGTTGCCAACAACTGCATCATTGACCAGTATGGTCGTATTGGTGCTCGTAAAGGCTGGACGAAGGTCAATTCTTCTACAAATGCAGACCTTGGAACGAATCAGATTCAGGCGATTGGTGAGTTGATTGCCAATGATGGTACTTCTTACATCATCTGCGCTGGCAACAACAAGCTATTTAAGGTCAGTGGCACTTCACTGGTGACATTGACCTATGGGGGGGGAGGTACTGCCCCGACAATCAGCGCAAACAATTGGCAGATGGCTACTTTGAATGGCGTTTTAGTGCTATTCCAGTCAGGCCATGACCCTTTGCAGTTTGACCCAAGTGTTTCCACAACGACTTTCAAGCGCATCAGTGAGGCTACTGGGTATGCAGGCACTGTTCAGCTTGGAAACTGTGTTCTATCCGCTTCTGGTCGTCTTTGGAACGCAAGCACATCGACAAATAAAGTTGTTGTTCAATGGTCTGACCTGAAAGCACACCAAACTTACACAGGTGGCTCATCTGGAACTCTGGATACGACTACTGTATGGCCTAATGGCACTGACACCATTGAGGCACTAGGCTTTCACAACGGCTTTTTGTTCATCTTTGGCAAAAACAACATTCTTATTTATACAGGTGTTGATGACCCTGCCACGATGACTTTGTACGATGTTGTGACTGGCATTGGCTGTATCGCAAGGGATTCTCTTGCTTACACAGGCACTGATCTTGTTTTCCTGTCTTATACAGGAGTTCGCTCTGTCCTGAGAACCATTGCAGAGAAGTCTGCGCCTTTTAGAGATTTGTCTAAGAATGTTCGCAACGACTTGATGGCAATTGTGAACAGCGAGACATTGGCAAACATCAATGCTGTCTATTCTCAGAACGATGCCTTCTATTTGCTCACACTGCCAAGCAGAAGCATTGTTTATTGCTTTGACATGAGGGCTGGATTGCAAGATGGCGCTTCTCGTGTGACCACATGGGATTCAATCTTGCCTAGAAGCCTGTTTGCCTCTCAGAATGGCACTTTGTACATTGGCAAAGAAGGCTATTTGGGGACTCATACTGGCTACAACGATGACACTGCTACTTATCGGATGCAGTATGAGACAAACCATACTGATCTTGGTGAGCCGACTGTTACAAGTATTCTGAAAAAGATCATTCTGACTGTCATTGGTGGCTCAAACCAGTATGTAACGATCAAATGGGCGTATGACTTTACTGGTGACTTTCACTCAGAAAATGTATTGATTCCAACGCAAAGTGTTGCTCAATATGGCATTGCTGAGTATGGGGCGAATGGCTCACCAGTTGCTTACTACGCTGGTGGCATTGCAATTCAAAAATTGTCATCTGCCGCTGATGGCTCTGGAAAAGTTGTTCAAACTGGATATGAAGCAGAGATCAACGGAAGTCTGTTGAGTTTCCAAAAGATTGAAATTCATGCCAAGAATGGCAAAGTGATTTAAGGAACAGATCATGTCAAATTACAGTAAGACAACCAACTTCGCTGCCAAGGACTCACTTGCCACTGGCAACGCAAACAAGATTGTTCGTGGAACTGAGATTGATACTGAGTTCAACAACATTGCTACGGCGATTGCAACAAAGATTGATGGCACATTCACCAACTTCTCATTTGTTGAGACTTCTGGTGTTTTGTACATTGTTTCTAGTGGCACGAATGTGGCAAAGATTGATGGCTCAGGAAACTTGACTGTGCTTGGCAATGTCATCGCTAACGGGACGGTGTAAATATGAAACCATCTGAAATCATCCGAAAAGACGCTATCAGGAATAAAGTTGACCCTGATCGCATACTTCAAAGCATTTCAAATCAACTTTCCTCTAAAACTGCAATCATGTTGCAGTCGGGTGATTCAGTATTGATTCTGAAAAAACTTGGTGGTGGAAATGTTGAGCTACATCTGTTTACCGTTGAAGAGCCTAAAGCATTGATACGCTCTTTAAAGACATTCATTGAGAAAATTCGTGCCACAGACATTGAGTATGTTTATGGGCGTGCTGATAACCAACAGATTTTGAAAATGCTGAGAATGCTAGGGGTTGAGGTTGAGGAATCTGACATCAAGCCTTACAACTGGAGGGCGAAAGTATGAGAGCACATCGATTTGATTTTCCTGATCTGCCAATCAATGCGTTTTTGCATATCGGGGATAGACGCATTAAGCCTCATGGCCCTGTATCAAGTGCAGTTGAAACAGTTAGTGATGTTGTCGGTGGCGCGGTTGAATCTGTTGGCGATATTGGCTCGCAAGTTGATGACTTTGTTAACGAAGAAATCCCTGGTGGCTGGGCAACAGTTGGTATTGCCGCTGGTGTAGCTGCTGGCCCTGATCTTTTTGGCGCTGGAGCAGCAGAGGCGGCTGGCGCTGAAGGTGGTCTTTTAGGCGGGTTGGCTGAAGATGTTGCTGCTCAACAAGCCGCCGCCTCTAGTATGGCTGGTGGTGGACTGCCTGGAGTTACATTTTTAGATGATGTATATGCTCAACAAGCCGCTGCCGCTGGCATGGCTGGTGGAGAACTTGCAGGAGCTACATTTTTAGACGATATAGCCGCACAACAAGCCGCTGCTGCGGGTATGTCTGGAGCAGGAGCCGCAGGATTAGGTGCTGCCGCAGGAGCCGCAGGAGCCGCAGGAGCAGGGACTGCTGGTGGTGCTCTTGGCGCTACTGGAGGCGGTCTTCTAAGTGGTGTTGCTTCTGGAATTGCAAGAGGATTAACTGGCCCACAAACAGTTCAAGGACTGTTGACTGGCGCAGGCGGTCTAATTCAAGGTCAACAGGATGTTGAGGCTCGTCGTCAGTTGGCAGATCAACTTCGTGCCGCTGCTCAACAGGCTTCTGCTCAGGCTCAATTCCGACCTGTTGGCATTACTACACGATTTGGCACATCAAACTTCCAAGTTAATCCGCAGACTGGTCAGCTAGAAGCCGCTGGATACGAAGTTTCTCCTGAAATGAAGGCTTTGCAAGACCGTTTAATGGGTCTAGCAGGCACTGGATTGACTCAGGCAGAGCAGGCTCAAGCTGAGTTTGCTCCGTTGGGCGGTGCGGCTCAAGGTCTGTTTGGTCTTGGTGAGAAGTATTTGGCTCGTACACCGCAAGAGGTTGCCCAACAATATGTTCAGCGTCAACAAGCCTTGTTACAGCCTGAACAAGAGCGTCAATTGGCAAGCATCCAAAACCGTTTACAGCGAACTGGTCGTGGTGGTTTGGCAGTGGCTCAAGGTGGTCAACTGCAACCTACAAGCCCTGAATTGGCTGCTTATTACAACGCTCTTGCCCAGCAGAATCTGCAATTGGCGGCTCAGGGTGAGCAGGCTGGTCAGCAAGCCACTCAGTTTGGCGCAGGATTGTTTGGCACAGGGGCTAACTTGCTTGGTCAGCGATATGCTGGTCAACAGGCGGCTTTGACTCCGTTTAGCCAGTATTTGGCTGGTGTTGGCGGGATTGAATCTCAAGCTCAACAACCTTTGACTTTATCCGCTAACTTAGGTCAACTTGCTTCAAATGCGGGTTATCGTGCTGGTGCGCTTGGACTGCAAGGCAATTTGGGTGCTGCTCAAGCAATGTATCCTGCAAATGCTTACAGCCCGACCTCTCAGATTCTTGGTGGCTTAGGCCAGAGTCCTTTGGCGGCTGGATTGATTGGTCAAGGCGTGAGTGGTTTGCTTGGCGCAGGGATTGGAATGCTTGGAAGTGGAGCACAGGCTGCTCTTTCCAACACTGCTTTAGGTAGTTCAGGGTTTGGCACTGGTCTTGCCTATGGAAACGAAGACTACAGCGTGTATATCTAAGGAGTAAAGAATGGCAACAGACATCGTTGGAAGCCTGTTTGGTATATCTCCTGAGATGTACCAGCAACAGATGAACCGTCAGGCACTGCAAGATGCAGTTGCCATGCAAAGACTCAGCCCATTGGAGCGTGCTGGCGCATTGACTCAGGCTGGTGCTTACATGGCTGGTCAGGGTGTTGGGGGTGCTTTTGGCATTGAAGACCCGATGCTAAAGATAATCACGGCTCGACAGCAAGTTGGTGGCACTATTGATTTCACAGACCCAGAATCTATTGCTGCTGGTGTCCGTCGGCTTGCAGGCATGGGAGATACACAAGGTGCTGGACTCCTTGCTCAAGAAGGAAGAAAAGCTCTTGAAAGTTCTGCCCTTGTTGCTCAAAGACAAGCCTCAGCAAAAAGAGAGCGTCAACAGGCAATTCCTGCTTCAATTCAGGTGGCAAATGAACTAGCAAACCTTGATTTGGCAAGAGTGCAAGTTGAGGCAATGCCAGATAGTCCTGAAAAAACAGACGCACTTAGAGTTATTCGTGTTCGCACTGAGGCCTTGCAAAAGCAGGGTAAAGAATTTGCGCCAACTGAAATCCAAAAGTTGCAAGAATATAAGGCATCTCTTGTGGAACAAGGCGCTCCAGCAGACCAAATCGCTGAAGTTGATGCAATCATTAAAGCTCTTCCTGGCAGAGGTAAAACGACAATCACAAATATTCTTGGCTCTGAAAAGATTGGTAGCATCCCTGATTTCAGAAACAATGTTCGACAGACAATTAAGCCACAACTTGATGTGATTACATCAACAGATCAGGCTTTGAATCAGCTTCAGTTGTCTATAAACAACAACAACCCTGCGGCTTTTAATGCTGCACGACTTCAATTGGCTCGTGCGATTGGAGGAAGTGGTGATATATCCAATAAAGAGATTCAGGCGGCTGGTGGTGACCCATCGCTTTATGGAAGAATAATTGATACAACATCGTCAATTATTACTGGAACTCCAAGTATTGAGACTCAGAATAACATTAAAAAGACACTCAATGCACTTCAGACTATTGCTAAGAAAAAGGCAAATGATGAGATTGGCGTTCAGATTCGTCTTGGTGTTCGTAGCAAAATTGGCACTGAATCTGAACTTAAAGAAGCCTTTGATTTTCCTGAGTTGAGAGGTGGAACTGGTGGTAGCGTTGGTATTGATGATCTGGCTTCACAGGCCGCCGCTGAACTTGCTCGCCGTCAAAAACGCTGATAGGAATAAACATGGCACTTGATCTATCAAAACTCACCGATGCTGAACTGCAAAGCATTTCTTCTGGTAATCTAAGCAATTTATCAGACGAAACATTGCGAATGATTGCTGGTGAGCAAGCGCCTGCTCCTGCTGGTGACTATCGTGTAGAGGCTTTGCGCCGTGGTTTTGCTGGCACTGCTGGCGCTGTTTCTGGCATATCAAATGTGGTTTTTGATACTCTTGCTAAACTTGGTATAGACCCACTTCGCCTTAGCAGACAAGCAACTGGTAGACCTGTTGAGCCTCCTGCCGCAACGATTGGAGAGGCTTTTACTGCTGGTCGTGCTGGCGTTGAGCAACCTTTAATGCAAGCTCTTGGCTCCACTGGAGCTATGCCTCAAACTGGCCCTCAAAGAATCATTGCAGGCGGCTTAGAAGCAGTTACATCGCCAGAATCGTATCTTTTCCCGCCTTTAGCTGGTGTTCGCCGCATGGGATTGCTTGGGCAAACTATTATGCGTCCTACTGAACAGGCCGTTATTGGTGCAGGCGGTCAGGCTGGGGCTATTGCTGGAGAGGAAGTTCAGCGAAAGGCTACTGGCGAAACGGGCATGACTGGTAGTATTTTGGGCGGTTTGCTTGGAGGTGCTGGTTCTGCTTATGGTCTTGGTACATTTCTTAAGGCTGGCCCTTTGGCTGGAAAAGGATGGGATGTTGCTAAAGGACAATGGGATAAAGTTCGTGGCACAGTCCCTGAAGATGAGTTGCTCAAGGATGTGGATAACCGCATCAGCAACATCTTTATTGCCGCTGGAGCCGCTGACCCCAACTTTATGAAGGTGCTTGAAGAGGCCGCCAAAGCTCAAAAAGGCGCATCTTTGAAAGCTCCTGGAGGTCAAGAAGTACAGATGCCTTTGAGTGCATTATTGGCTGACAACCCTGTCATCAACAACTTTATCCAAAGTCTGTCATCTAAAGACCCTGTTTTCAGGGCACAGTATGGCAATCAGTTTGAGGCCGCAAAACAAGCATTGGTTGCCAATCAAATCAAGATTTTTGGCGACCCAACAAAAGTTACTGTTAACTTACAGCCAACCGATCTTGGAAAGATTCAGGCTCGTAAAGTTCAAAGCCTTGATGAGCAACTTCAGTCTGCTTCTCGGGATTACTCAATTGACCCAAATGCTGTTGGTCAACGCATCGATAACTTGGTTTTGCAAAAAGAGAAAGCGGCTCGTGCTCAGGTTCAGCCTCTTTATACAGAGGCTTTTGATATTGCCAAACAAAAGAATGTTGAATTGCCTGCTGCATCTGTTGATGACATTTATAACTTTGTTGCTGGCGAACAGGCTTCTGACATCTTCAAAACCTTCCCATCTATCTACAACAGAGTTCGTGCAAAATTCCGTCCTGAAACGACAGAACCTAGCGCAATCTTGACTGAAACTGGCGCTCCAATGCGTCCAGGTGGGGTTCAGTTTTCTGCCGCCACTGTTGAAGACCTTGATTCTCTGAAGCGTGAAATCAATGCTCAGTTGCGTAAAGCCAATGACCCTGCTGACATCCGTTTGCTATCTGAGCTAAAGAATCGAGTTGGAGGTCACATTGATGCGCTTGACACTGATTTTGTCACGGCTTATCGCAATGCCGACAATGCTTATTTACAAAATGTTGGACTTCCTTTCTCGTCTGAAACGCTGAGATCAGTTGATCGAAAGAAGTTTGTTGAGCAGATTGTTCCCGCCATCATTGGCAACAAGTCAAATGTTGATGAGTTCATCAGAGTCACTGGCGCTGATGGAGAAAAAGTGGTTCGTGATGTATTCCTTGACAGCTTTACCAAGGCTGCTTTGAAGAACGATGTCATTGACCCCAAAGCCGCTAATAAATGGCTTGCCAAGAATCGTGGCGGCGTGAGCCTTGTCCCTGGGTTAGAAGATGAACTTCGTGGCTCTATTGATAATGTTCAGGCTTTGATTAACCAAAAGAATCGCTTGAATGCAGACTTCCAGCGTGTTGCTGGCGAGCAAATTCTTGGTAAAGAAGGCTTTTCTAGCCCACAACAGTTAGTAAACAAGATGTATGGCGATTTGAACTTCACGACAAAGTTCATGTCAAATTCTGGCTATGGTCAGAACAAAGATGCCGTAAATGCGGTTCGCTCGTTCATGCTGGATGACATTGTGAATAGTGCTGACCCTGTTGGATTGTTAACTGACAGAAACAAAGCGGCAGTGTTCAACCGAGTGTTTGGCCCGACCTATGCTCAGAAAGTAGCAGATTTTGCTACCGTTTCTGACAGATTGCTGAAAGACATTACTCAAGTGCCATTCCGTGGCGAAACTGTGCCAAAAACGCCAATTGAGACACTTACTGGCATTCCTCCTGAACAGATCATTAGTCGCATCTACAACCCTGTTTCTGGCCCGTTGTATGCGATTACTTCGTTGTTCAGCAAATATTGGGCAAATCAAGCGTCCAAGCAAACTGAGGAAAAACTCAAAGAGTTGTTGTTAAATCCTTCTGATGCAGTGAAAGTGTTTAGGTCTGTTGAGTCAAAAGCCCAAGCCTTTGACCAGAAAAAGATTCAAGAAGCCATTGATATTGGCAAAAAATACGGTATTCAGTGGGTTGCTGATGCTGTAAACGACTTGTCTACTGGTGCGGCTCGTGGCGCCATTCAGCAAATGGAACCAGTTGAGTAAATGGAACCAATCAGCACTGCTCTTGCCGCCTTTGCAGCCGTTCAGAAGGCTGTACAAGTCATCAAACAGGCTCAGAAGACTGTTAACGATGTTTCCTCACTTGCCCCTATGTTGGGGCAATATTTTGGGGCAAAGAAAGACGCTACACAGGCGCTAGAGCAGGCAAAGAAAGAGGGTGGCTCATCCCTTGCCAAAGCGGTTGAGATTGAGATTCAACTGATGCAACAAAGGGAGTGGGAAGAGGGTCTGAAGATGATCTTCTTCCAGACTGGACGGGCTGATGTCTGGGAAGCCATCCAAAAGCGTGTGGCTGAGGGCGAAGAGGCTGAAAGAGAGGCTCGTAGACGGGCTAATGATGCCGCCAAGAAGAGGGCCAAAAAGATGGCTCAGATGGTTGAGATAGGCATTGCTGTTGGCCTCTTGGTGATTCTGGTTCCTCCGCTGATTTGGGTGCTGATTCAGGGCCTGCTGTATGCCAAAGACAATGGGTGGTTCAAATGAATGAAGAAGACCCGATGGGCTACTTTCTCAAGAAGTTGGCCCTATACACCATCGCCATGCTCTATATCGTGTTGTTGGCTGGCATTCTCACAGGCTGCGATATGCCCGAGTTCTACCGCTACCAGTGCATGGACTCAAAGAACTGGGATAAACCCGCCTGTAAGCGTCCTGAATGCGAGATTTTGGGCGAATGTCCTGACCAACTGATGAAGCCAGAACTGACTAAGGGGCAAACCAATGAACGCTGAAACTATTGAAGCCAAGATCAAACTGATGATTGCCGCCACCTTCTGTTTTACAGTGGTGTGCATGGTCAGTCTGTCCATGTTTAGTCTTGTGTTTGTTCCCCAGCCCATGTCTGGGATTGCCCCTGCTGACAAACAGTTTTTCTTCCTTTTGTCTGACATGAGTAAGTACATACTTGGCTCATTGGGCACTTTGCTGGCAATCAAGGGCAAAGACATGGTGAAAGAGGCTTTGAGCAAGGAGCCTGACCCTGAGAAGCCTGAAGAAAAGGGCACTTGGACGGGTAGAGGCGATAAACCTGAATGGGTAAAGGAGAAAACCGATGCTACCAATGATCGCTAGTATTGTTTCTGGGCTGATTAGCAATGGCTTGCCAAAGGTCGCTGATGCGGTCATGGAGAAGGGTGTTGACTATGTTCAGGGCAAGTTGGGCGTAGAGTTAAAGCCTGAAGGTCAGATGAGTCAGGAAGATGTCTCTAAGCTCAAAGAAGCGGCTATGAAACACGAAGAGTTCATGGCTGAACTGGACGAAAAAAGCCGTCAGAGAGCCACTGATATGCAGATGCAGGCCATGAAGTCAGATGACCCATTGGTGCGCCGTTTTGTCTATTTCTTCATTGGTTTTTGGTCTATCTTTGCCGCAGCATTCATTCCCAGCCTGATTTGGCTGGACATTCCTGACCAGAATATGCGCTTTGCAGACACGATTGTGGGCTATGTAATGGGCAGTGTTGTGACCTCTATGTTTGCCTTCCTTCTGGGGTCTAGCCAAGGCTCACGGATGAAGGATGACAAGAAATGACCCCTGCAATAGAGCAATTGGTAGCCGCTGGCGTGAAAGAGCCTGATAAATGGCTCTCAGCCATCCAACATACTTGCAGTCAGTTTCAGATCAGTAATGAGCGTAGGATTGCTGGTTTCTTGGCTCAGACTGCCCATGAATCGGCTGGATTTACTGCTCTGACAGAGAATCTGAACTACTCTGCCGACACAATGGCGGTAGTTTGGCCCAATCGATTTGCTGAAAAAGGGCCTGATGGCAAGCCTATCAAAGAAAATGGCAAAAATAAGCCTAACAAGTTTGCCCTTGCTCTGCATCGCAAACCAGAGATGATCGCTAATGTAGTCTATTCTGCCCGAATGGGCAATGGGTCTATTGAGTCTGGAGAGGGCTGGAAATACCGTGGTAGAGGCTTAAAACAGCTCACAGGCAAGGATAACTACACTCGGTGTGGTCAGGGGCTAGGAATCGACCTTGTAGGCTCTCCTGACCTCCTTTTAGAGCCTCAGTACGCTGCCATGAGTGCTGGGTGGTTCTGGAAGACCAATAAGTGCTTTGAATTTGCTGACAATAACGATTTTGAAGGTCTAACCAAACGAATCAATGGTGGTTTAATCGGCTTGGCAGACCGCAAAAGTCGCTATGAGCGTGTTTTGGCGACATTCTAAGTTCTTATGTCCACCCATCTGCTTTTGCAAACCTCTTTGAATCGATCTTTGGGGTGAGGGCAATCTTGTGGCGGGATAACCACCATAAAGACTGCCTGATACTGACCCCTTGACCCAGGCTCTCTGACCCACCTATCAATGTAGGCATCAGGCATCTTTCTCAAGCTGCTCTTGATGGTTTTGATGTGGTAGATGTGAGGCAATTCAGCATGGATTTGCTTTGCAGTTTTGCCATTAGGGTTGTCCCTGAGAACTGCTCTGATTGCTGGTGTATGCGGCTTTTTCACGCTGCCTCCTGAAGAACCAATCAATAGCCCATTTGCTCACTCCAAACCGACTGGCAATCTCTTGGTGAGAAAACCCCTGTTCTTTGAGTTTCTGTGCCCTTGCATGATCAAAATTAGCTGGCTTTTTCCCAGCCCCTGGTCGTGCTCCACCTCTCATTTGTTTCCTCTGCTTTCTATTGCAACAGCACAGTCCCAAGCCGTTCCATCATCTTCCCATAAGTCTTCACACAGTTGGGCACACGCCTCACGCTCATGGGAAATAACAAGATCGTAAAAACGCACCAATTCTTTACGATGGTTAATCATGGCATCGTGTGACTCAAAACCAGCCTCCCGTGCCATTTGGAGAATTTCATCTTGGGTCATTTGTTTCCCCTTGCTTCGTCTTCTGTTTTGTAATCCAACCCCAACTCTCTAGCGTTTTCCGCTTTCTTGTCCAAGGCTTGTTTGATTTTGGCGATGGTTTTCTTGTGGTTGGGGTATCCGCTTATCTTGTCGGCTCTTTCCAACGCCACTAACGCCAGTCTCAATGCTTCATCTTTCATGTGTTCTTCTCCTTGAGTGGGGATGTGTAAAGTGGCGTGACCATTGCTCTCAGCTCATCTGGTTTGGTCTTGGAAAAATAATTCGGCTCATCCTCATTGCCAAAATCAACATACCAAGCAAACGGCTCATGTTGCGTTTTTTCTATTTTTGCGACAGGTTCTTGTGATGTGTTGCTGTCGGCAACAGATTGTTTCAAGGCTTGTTTGATGGCGGCGATGGCTGGCTGTCTTGCCTCAAGCCATGATGGCCCAGGATATTCCAACGCCTTCAACGCCAGCCTCAATGCTTCGTCTTTCATTTCATCCCCCTCATTTCCCATCCCAGAAGAAAGTATTTCCAGCGGGTCTGGACAGTGTTGCTCACATAGCCCTGATTTTTTCTTTTCAACTCTTCTTTTGAATAGCCATTTGCCTTCATCAAAGTTTCAAAGACTTTTTGAGCTTCAGTCATATTGCCCTCATGATTCGCTGATTCCGACCTGATTTGCCTTTGCGAACACCAATAATTTCAATGTGACCCTTTTCGTATAGGGCCTTGAATCTACCAGTCACAGAAGAGTATGGGAGATGCGGGAACTCGGCAAGCACTTCATCTGAAATACAACCCTCTGGGAAGCGTTTTATGGCCTCTAAGACCATTTGCTCCATCTTTGTTGTATCGATTTTCTCTGCTGCCTCATACGAGGTTACAGGGTCATCTCTACGCACCAGCCTATGGAGGGGTGTGCCGAACTTCTCTTTGACGAATTGAAATGGATTGAACATGATTGACTCCTATGAAAAATGGTGGGGTACTCGCTGCGTCTGTGGAAGGAATCGAACCCTCGCCTCCAACCTAGCTCAAAAGCCAAGCAGTTGCTCTACCAAACGCGCTCACAGCATCCGCTTTCCCCCGTAACTCAAAAAGGCAAATCCGAATCGTCATCAATTGGCTTTGACGGACGAGGAGTTGACTTGGCAGGCGGTTGCTCATCCTTGGGCGAAAGTGCCAGACCCATGAACTTGCCACTCTTGCCCTCTTTAATCCAGGCTGACAGCCAATAGTCTGTGCCATTGACAATCATGCTGCCCTTGTAATCGGGGTGTTTCTCAGACTCTTTCTTGTCGTTCTTGAACAAAACGCCTGAGTTATCTCGTGCTTGCTTTTCCATCATTTGCCTTTCAGTGATTCATTGTGTTTCTTGAGTGCTGATCGCACATTGCTGGGCAGTTGCCCCCAAACATGGGTTTTCTCGTCAGCGTCTGTCAGACCTGAGAACTCTTCCCATGCGCCAATAATGTCGTCGGCATCAAAGCGGTCTTGGATGGCGATTGCGACATCTTGTAATAGGCTCTCTCGTGACTCGTCTACCTCTACTTTGGTAGGACGAACGACAGGGCCATCACCTTTCTTGCCTGTTGTGGCATCTAGCGCATCATGCTCAACAATCTCAAGTGCTGCCACCCACAGATAGCGTCTGAGGTAGGTCTGCACAGCGCCAAGGTTTTGCACCTCATGGCAACCTTTGAGTGCGGCTGATGACATGGGGGATTCAATAACGATGACCTCATCTGGCTTCTCGTTGTTGACAATACGCATATCTGCTGTTTCTTTGCCAAAGCTAATCACTGAGGTTAGACCAACCTCTTTGAAGATTTGCAAGGCGGGGACTACGAAGTCTGAGAGTTCAAAGTATTTGTAACCAGCGAACTTGTTTTGACCAGACTTATTGAGTTTTGATTGATGGAAGCGTTCACGAGCTTCATTGAGTTTTTGATACACATTCATAGGTAACTCCTGTTGATTGAAGATTCATTATAAATTTTTGTCGCCTGTTGACTCAAGTTTTTTCAGCAGATCAGAGATGATGATTGACATTCTGTGTATCTGCTTGTTGTGTTGACCCAACATGATCACAAAGTCATTCACCTGAGTTTCCAAAGAGTTAAGCCTTGTGAGCAACTCTTCTTCTCTCGGGCTATTGCTAGTCAGGCTGATAGAACCAGTCTCTGTATTCATGTTTTAGCCTTTCAATGACTTTCTTGATGTCTTTGATGATGTTCTCTGGCAGATCGCCTGTGGACGGCTCATCTTCATCATTTTTGAAGACAGGCTCATCATCATCGTTGATGAAGATTTCATATTTACATTCAAATCTTCCATCGCAATCAATGTCTTGATCAATGACTTTCATGTAATACCAGTCGTCATTGAACGACCCTAAATCTTGCCAAGCATCGTCACTCATTTGAAGCTCCTTTTGAGTTGCTCTGCTGCAATCCAAGCACCCAGTAGGGTTGCCTTAGAGTGCAACTCAGCAATGTCAGCCATATAGCCCTGATACTGCTTGTGTAGGCACTTGTCGTGCAGACTTCTGACCACACGCTCCATCTCCATCAGCAAACTGCTGTAATCGATAAAATCACTTTTGCTCATAATGCTTTTCCTTGTTCTCAATTGGCTGCCATCCAAACTTCTTCCAAGTCTGTGTGACATCAGTGGCTGATGCTGGCACATACACGAATTTCTTGTCTAGCAAGGTCTGAGGGCGAACCTCAGTCTGTGGGCGATGTTCCATCTGGATTGCTTTGAGTTTCATTTGACCCCCATTAAGTTTAAGATTGCGTCAATTGTTTTCCTGTCATAGGTTCCGTGGCACTCCAACTTGGCAACTGGAGTTCTAGTCATGTTCACAATTTTGACTGTGACCAAGAACTTGTCTCCCTTCTTTGTTGGGTCTGGAATGTCCATGCTAATTCCTGTTGGCTTAGTCATTATTTTCCATCCAGTTCATCATCAAGCAACGAATCAACGATGTAGTCTTGCTGTTCCTTGTCCATCTCGGCAAAAGTCTCGTAGTGGGCCTCACCACAGCAGCCAAGGCGATATTTTTCTTGCCCACAATAGCAGCAATACTCTGTTGAGTCTCTCATCTGGTCGTCCCAGATCAGTTTACGCAAAGCCTCTTTGTCCATCATTTGCTCTCCAACTGGTTGAGATAGTTGATGGCGATGGAATAGCGACTGTCAGCAGACAGATCACGGAACTTGAGCCAGGATGACTGACCGCAGCACTCATCACGGCTCAGACGCTCTCTCATGCAGAAATAGCAATATTCCATGCCTGAATGAGCATCGTATGCCTCGTTGATCTTCTTCTCAGAATGAATCTTCATTTGCATCACATCTCTCCCAAAGTTTCAAGAAGTGCTTTTGCATCCTTGTAGATGGTGTTGTCTGTTGTGCCGACCATGATGTCAGTTTTGACATAGCGTTTGAGTGAGTTGATCAGCATGAGGTTGATCTCATGCACTTTGAGTTCATCATCGTCTAGTGCGAGTTTATTTGTGATGGCCTGTTTTTTACGCTCTAGGGCTTGTTGCTGACGCTCTATCTGGCGCAGTTGGTATTCCTCAAGCTCTTGCACATCATCAATTGGCTTTGTAGGGTATTCATCATCCATGACCATGACACGGAACTCTGCTGTCATCTGAGCAGTGTTCTCAATGCGATTCCTGATGATGTCGGCTACATCAGTCCAGTGGTTGTTGCGGATGGCTTGACAGAGTGCTTCTGAGCCTTGGATGGCCTCAGTGATGTCGTCAATGTTGATGTCTTGGATGAACGCCCATTTCTCAAATTTGATTTTGTCAGATTCATTCACTTTTGTGACTCCTATTGAACACTGCGTTGTTGCAGTGGGGTCTATTGTGCATTGATTACACACTTGGTCAATAGGGTGTGCAAAAAAGCAACGATTGTATTTTTCTATTAGATTTGATCTGTTGATAGTATGTGAATAACTAGGGAAAACACCTACACTTGACAGTGTTAAGTTGCCGTGTATAATGCAAAGCATCTGGAGTGGCATCTAGGTGGTGAAAACATAGTAAGAACCCCGCAGGTTTCTGTGTGGTCTTGTCAGGTAGCAAGCGAGTCTTTTGACTATGTTTTCAAACGCCTTGCTGCTGCTCACGCCAAGAGCCAAGACCACAGAGCGACTTTCGGGGTTTTTTCTTTTGGTGCAGATCGGACTCCATCCGTTAGAAATGCACCCAGTCCTGGTGGCGTGGAAGAGAAGGGATGCCGTTTCAGTGATGACCCCGACGGCGTGGCGTTCCGTAGCGACCACAAAAACGAGCAGTTATACCGACTATCAGCGGCTGGCCCACGACACAGGGCGCTCGACAATTGGAATACGGCGTTTTGCGAGTAGCAGACTTTTTTTAACAGGAGTGAATGAGCATGGTCAATGAGAGTCAAGAGCAGGGTTGGCTAAGAGCTACCATAGACTGGACAGGTCGGGTATCTCGGGGTTATCCTATGGTCAAAACAAAAGTAAAGAGGAGTTGATAAATGAAAATGTTTCGAAGTTATCAAACAGAGTTCTATGTTTCAGATGCTGGGTTTCTTGTCATAAAGCAAGATTGTTTTTTTGATGGTGAAGCACCTACATTCTTACTGTCACCCGAGCAGACGAAACTTCTTTTCAGCTTGTTGCCAGAATTGATGGAAGAGCAAGAAGAACTCTGGACTGGTTTGATGAAAGATGATGACAAAGATGTTTGATGAGAGTCAAAAAAAGTAAAGAGGAGTCAAGATGTTATTTGAAAGCCAATTCGATAAGTTCTGGAAAGCATGGCCTAGTTCACCAAGAAAAGGGGCTAAGTCTGAGTGCAAGAAGAAGTGGGACAAACTTGGGTGTGATGGTGAGATTGACCAGATCATCAAGCACATAGAATGGTTAAAGACCACAGACCAGTGGATTCGGGGCAATGGGTCGTTCATACCCGCCCCTTTGGTCTACCTCAATCAAAAACGATGGGATGGTGCAGAAGTGCCTGAAATCAAGCCTACAAGCGTCAAAGACGATACCCTGATCAAACTGGAAGAAAGCAGAAAAACGGCGATTCCTATGCCAGAAGAAATCAGGCAGCGATTGGCACAACTTAGGAGGGTAATGTGAATGAGTTGGCTCTTTTCGCAGGTGCTGGTGGAGGAATACTTGGGGGAAAACTCCTTGGATGGCGAACAGTCTGTGCAGTTGAATGGGAACCCTATCCAGCAAGCGTATTGTGCGCCAGACAAAATGACGGACTTCTCCCGCCTTTCCCGATTTGGGATGATGTACGAACCTTTGATGGAAATCCTTGGAGAGGAATTGTTGATGTGGTATCTGGAGGGTTTCCATGCCAAGACATATCCGCAGCAGGGCGAGGGGCAGGGATTGATGGAGAGCGATCAGGAATGTGGCGAGAAATGGCACGCATCATTCGTGAAGTTCGACCCCGATTCGTGTTCGTGGAAAACTCACCAATGCTCACTTCTAGGGGACTTGGAGTTGTTCTCGGAGACTTGGCCTCAATGGGGTTTGATGCGAGGTGGGGAGTGTTGGGAGCAGACTCCGTTGGGGCTTGTCACCATAGAGAAAGAATTTGGATATTGGCCTACACCAACGGCGACAGATTGGAAGGCAACTGGGAAATTAGAAACATTAAAACGGCAAGGGGACAAGAATGGGGTTGGGCATCAAAACAGACCTCAATACCACTATGCCCGCAAATTCAACATGAAAATGCCGTTGGCAGCGCAAGAGATATTGATGATGTGGCCGCTAGGGTGGACAGACTTAAAGCCATTGGAAATGGACAAGTTCCCTTATGTGCAGCAACAGCCTTCAGAATCCTGAGTAAAGACCTATGAACATTGAACAAGCCAAAAGAATCCTTGATGAGCACAAAGAAACTGGATGCCATTCGCTACTCACAGTCACCAGAGCATTGTGGGCGACCGGAGATTTATGTGGAGTGGATGGACACTTGCTTGAGGCTGGCGAGGAACCCTGGGTGGAAGGCGCACATCTGGTGGAGAGTGCAAGACCTTGATGCTGACACATCTGGGCTATTCAAAGGCTTCAAAGAAGATTTTTTAACCAGAATCAAGGCGATTAAATGACAATTTACTGCGGCATAGACCCTGGTTTGATCAGTGGTGCGGTAGGTGCTCTTGATCAGCATGGCAACTACATCGAAGCATGGTTCATTGAGCATCAGGACAAGCGCATACTGCCCATTGTGTTCAAAAACGCCCTACTGAAGGCCATAGACCCCAAGGAAGGGGCGCAAATCTGCATTGAGAGCGTTCACAGTATGCCAGGGCAGGGAATCGCATCTACTGCCCGATTTATGCGAGCAGTAGGGGTTATTGAAGCAGTGTGTGAGTTGACCCGCTACCCTGTCCACTTTGTCAGCCCCCAAGCCTGGAAAAAGTATTGGGGGTTAACCAGCAACAAAGATGAAAGCCTAGATGTGGCTCGGATGATGTGGCCTGAAGCGCCACTCAAACGAAAAAAAGATCATGGGGTGGCTGAGGCGTTGCTGATCGCAGACTATTGGAGGCAACTACATACAGGGTTGAAGCGTGAAAAAGCAGATACACCCCTACCTTGATCAAGCCAGCATCGACATCCTGCTAAAACTGGGGCAGGGAAACATGAACGAAGGGGTCAGGATATGTGTTGCATGGGCGCAACACTTCTACAACATTGGACTAAGGGACGATCTAAATTTAGATCATATTGGGCTGGCGGTCAGGGTCAATCCTAAACAGACGATGGATTGGGATGATTGGGAAGCCCTTAAAAATGCCCACAGAACCGATTTAAACGGCTTTTGGGACGATTTTTCAGGGTCAGACAATAGGTGATTAGGGTAGAGGCGCTCAGAGGCTGATTTATGGGTTTGGATGGGGACGAAAAAAAGCCCCTAAAGAGGGGCAAGCCTTGGGGAAAGTGAGTAGGCGTTTACTTGCGTTTAAAAATGATTCTAAGGATTAGGGCTATGGAGGCGTAAATCATGGACTGGCCTCAATGTATTGGGACATACTTTGACCCGTTCCATACTTGCAGATGGTCAGGAATAGCGTTATCCCATGTGAGGGAGCGCTGGGCTTCCCTAAGTGCGTCCTGATGGTCTGTTGCACCGATCATGATGTAACCAAAACGGCCTTGGTAACGATAAGAGGTCAGGCCAGCGACAGCTAAGGGGAGATCGTGGGTTTTCATGGTCTACCCCTTAAAAATCACGATAAACGAAACCGCCTTCAACTTCGCCAACCAATGCACCATTGGCCTCAAGGCAGGCTTTAACTTCTTCTATGCGATCTTCGTCTGTTTCGCATTCGCTGAGGTCAAAATCGTAATTTTCGGCAATGTTTTGCCAATCATCCTCGGAAAAATCGCAACAGATGGCGATTACATCAAGCTCAAGCTCAACGCCTGAGTCCCCTTCATATTGCTCAAGGTAGTCCCAAAGCACGCCCAGCCCTTCGCCTGAGAAGTTTTGGGGGCGAAGTTGCTCAAATGCTTGGCAAAATTCACGAAAACCGATTGTCTGTTTCATGTTGACACCTATGAATTGAAACCCTGGAAAAGCCCAGGCCAAAGCCCACTAGGACTAATGGGCAATGGTATGGGTTTTATCGGAAGGCGGGTATTTGATACTGCCCGTATTGACCCGAACGCATCCCGCCAGCGGGGATGACATTGGGTGCGTCAATGCACCCGCCAAGCAGGGCAAAACAATGCAAGGGTTCAAGGTTCCCAAGGGTTTCCCGCCATGTGTCCTGATCGGTGAAACCTTGGCGAACGAGGGTTGATTTAGGGGTTGAGAATGTATCAAGTTTCATGGTTCACCCCCAGATAGCAATGATGAAGGTTAAGCACAATGCCCCGATAAGGGACGCATAATAGACGATAAGATCAGGTTTTTCCATGTTGACACCTATTAAGAATTGGGTTGGTTGAGTGAAAGTTTAGCGGCATTAAAGGCGGCATTGTTCCATTGGACAATTTCTGATTTAAAGTTTTTTGCGCTTATGACGCGAACCTGCCTAAGATCATTAACTGGCCTTGCGTGTCGGAAATCCGATGCAATTTCTTGAGCTTTGTTTTTTGTCATCGCCCCGTCAATGGTAAACCAACCCGTGGCGCCCATGTTGGAATTGTTTGTTTGCAATTGAATCAAATATTTTGCTTTCATGTTGACACCTATTTGAGTGGATGCCCGCCGAAGCGGGCGGGTTGATCAAAGAACGAAAGAATGTAGGTTAGTGGCGTAACAGACATCGCCAGTTGACAAAACATACACGGGTTCGTCACGGCGATACAATTGGTTGCGCTTCACGCCAGCAAAGCGGATGCCTACAATTGTGCCCTCTAAGGTTTCCCCGTCTTGATGAATCATTGTGTTGCGCACAATAGCTGTCTTAAACAGCTCATATTTTTTGGGGTTGCGCTGGTAGTCTTGAAAATTGAATTTATCCATGATTGACACCTTTTAATCTGGCCCAGGAATCTGAACCATTGGGAACAATTCTACATTGAAAACACATTTTGTCAACCCCTACCATCATTGTATTTTTCTATCAACGCTAGCACCTTGATAGCATCGTGATAGCACTCTGATATCTTATATAAGACATAAGACATTATGTAATGCTTATGTGATAATTGTCTGTTATATTCTTAATTTGGCATGAAGGTTGCGGATTACATAAGTAAAAGTAGATTATCGCCAGATCGTTGATTGGTTGACAATTTATCGAAACCAATCGAAGTGTCCCGAAAATTTGTTCAAGCCCCCTTGAGATGGTGCTTCCGCTTTTCCTATTCCCCGACCGACCGGTCGGTTAATTAACCCTCTTGCATGGCTTGCGTGGCTGGTGTTGTTTTTGAGAGACATGGTAGGGGGGTGAAATGAAAGACGAAGCATTGAGGCTGGCGTTGAAGGCGTTGGAATATCCTGGGCCATCATGGCTTGAGGCAAGACAGCCAGCCATCGCCGCCATCAAACAAGCCTTGAAACAATCTGTTGCCGACAGCAACACATCACAAGAACCTGTCGCAAAAATAGCAAAAACACA